TGCAGCCAGAGCAACCTGTTTGGAATTTTATGATAAGAGACTGGTGGTACAAAGATGAAAAGATGTTAGCGTTGTGGCATAAGATTCACAACATGACATCTGAGGAATTTGCTAACCTTGATAAGAAAGTTAAAGCAGAGTTACAATACTGGTACGGGAATCTATTCTTTTTTAAACCGTATCCTGCACAAAAGCCTATCGTGGACGATAATCATTTTAGTGTGTATGTACATGGCAATAATAGTTCTGGGAAGTCTTATTGTTGTGCTGCTAAGACGGCTTACAACGTTATAGGTTGGCACCCTAATTATACTATAGAAAAACCTAAATATGGTAATAGAATTATCTGGGCATTTAGTCCTTCATTTGACATTCAAAGAACCTCAAGTCAGGTCCACTTGTTCTCAACTGATACGCCCAATGACATAGGACTACTGCCCTCTATAGAGAGTATAGAAAAACGTGGAGGCAAAGTAGCCTGGGGTAAAAATAGATGTATTGATTTTGTAAAATTCTGGGACGGTACAATCCTAGAATTTAAATCTGCTGAAATGAAAACACAAAACCTACAAGCGTCTGGTATTGACTATTGTTGGTTTGATGAGTGTCCATCACACACTATGCATGATGAGATTCTTGCTAGGTTGTTAAGAAAATCTGGTAAGATGGTCATGAGTTTTATCGTAGAAGATGCTACCAGTAATTATATAGTACAAGATATTTATGGTAGAAACGAAGAAGATGAAGATACTTCGTTTCATTTTATAGATGTTTATGACAATTTATCTCTAGATAAAGAAGAGATAGAAAGATACAAAAAAAGATTTACAGAATCAGCTATGCACTGGAGATTTAGTGAAGGTGGTAAATTTCAGTTACAACCAAAGGGTGCATTAGTTTATCCTGATTTTTGTGAACAACATGCTGTAGATGATTTAGTTGACCAGTATGACCCATTAAGAACTTTGTGGAGAAGTTGGGATATGGGGTTTGTTAGACCTGCATGTGTAGGTTTTCAGATTGACAAACATGGTAGAAAGAATGTATTATTCAGCATGATGGGACACAATATACAGCTTACAGATTTTATAGATGAGGTGGACAGTTATTGCAATGAAGTATTACCTAAAGTTGTTGAAAAGATGGATATACTCCCACATGATGCTAATAGAAAATATGATGTATCTGTTAACAGTGCTCTGGATATATTTCTTAATAAAAAATTAAAAGCAGATACAATATATGTTAAAAGAGATATGTCACACGCACAAGTTAATGATGAGTTAAAAAAATTTACAAAAGGTGAGCCTATGCTTAGGTTTGATTCTAAACACTGTAGTTTACTTATGCAATGTTTAGCAGGATATACAAGACACGAGCAAACAGGTCAACCTAGAAAAGATAATTACTACGAGCATGTATCAGATGCATTTAAACTAGGATGTTTCTATGTATCTAAGAAACTGATGAATCAACAAGTAGCAGCTCCAAAAGAGCCTACATATTTTGGATTACAGTTTGGAGATAATAATGAAAGAATCAGACATAATAAAGTATTATAACTTTATAGACAAGGAAGCTGAAGAAGGGTTTGTTGCTGTCAGAAAAGACTGGCAAGAAAACTTAAAGTTTTACATGGATGAATACCAGTTTGAAAACAAACTATCTTGGCAAACTAAGATAAAAGACCCTATAGTAGATAACTTAATAGTTAGAATGACTAACTTCTTTGTTAGAATACTAATGTCTAGTGATAATAAATACTTTACAATAGAACATCCTAACCCAGCTATTAAAGCTGGATTATCAAAACTTGTAGAAGCTGTGTTAAAAACTAACAAGTTTCCTATGATTTTTGGTGATGCATTAAAGATGGCTTTACTTACAAGCCCATATATAACAAAAGTAAATTATAATTACAAATCAGAAAGTTATCCTACTTATGACCAAGACTCTAATGAGTATGGCACTATAAATAATATAGTAGGTAAAACAGAAATAACTAACATTGACCCTATGAATATGCGTCTAGACCCTGTGGGTAATATGTATATTATAGAAAAGAAAGAGGTTGATGTAGGTGATTTTGTAAACATGGCTGAAGTAAACGGTTGGAAAAACGGTGAAAAGGTTATGAGAAATCTGTATAAACATACTGATGATGACTATAGTCACAGACCTACGGTATCATTAGACTATGTATATAGTAAGTGTTTAACAGATGAAAAAGGAAAAATGCTAGATGAGCATGTGCACTTTATTATAGCTAATAAAGAACATGTCGTCTATTACGGTAAGAACATCTTACCAAAAGGTCAGTTCCCTTACATAGTAGGATTTCCTATGAAGGTACTGAAAGGTAGATATGGTAGAGGGTACATAACAAAGCTAAGGTCTTTGTTAAGTTCCTATGTTGAATCAATGAACCTGTTACTTGACGCTTTTACTCTGAATACTTTAGGTGTATACGAAGTAGTAACCAACAATATAGAATCGGGTAAAGCTCACTTGTTTGGCTCGGTCGTACCAGGTAGGTTATATCCTGTCACATCAACTGGAACTATAAACCAAGTTTATAATAACTCGGTTAATCCTAATGCTACAAACCTTTTATTTGTACTTGATAGACTTATACAAAATAGGTCGTTCCAAAACGAGTTCTTTCAAGGACAACCAACTAGTAAAGGCAGACCAACGGCTTCTGAAATAAGTCAGAAATCTCAAGAAACATCTGGTTTCTTTGCAGATATAGCTAATGAGATAGAGAGGGCTATTATAGAACCTACTCTAGAGTTAATTCTACACACAGAGTTAATTTACATGAATGATGTATCTCATTTTGACTACAGCAAATCCCTTGAAGATTCAGAAGCATTAGACGTACTGAAGGTAATGACTTTTAATGAGCGTATAAACGCTATAAAAGATTCAACACTAACAGTCAAGGGTATCTCTGGCAAAGTTCTGAAGATGACTAATTTTCAGAAGTTGATGCAAATTATCAACGTAATTGGTAATATGCCTCAAGTTGCCCAGGCATTAGACCCAGTCAAATTCGTACAGAGAATATTTGAATCCTTTGATGAAAATCCAGAGGATATCATAAACATGGATATGCTTAAGGGTCAGGGTGGACCTGGTGCAATGCCAACGGGTGCAGAGGGAGCCTCACCCGCTCAACCTCAAACACCAGAACAACTTATGGAGGTATTAAACAATGTCAGAAGAAACGACACAGAATGAAGCAGTTGAAGAGCCAACTGATGATAGAATCCAGATAAAACCAAAGGATGCAGCTGAACAGTTGCTACCAGGTGGGAAATCTGTTAATGAGATGTCTAACGAAGAGATGGCTCAGTATACTGCAAACATGGCTAAGGCAGATAGACTATATGCAAAACACACAGATGGTCTAGCTGATTTAGACAGAGAAGTCTTTGATGCTTTACTTCTTGCGAGTGACCAAGAACAGTCTGTAGAGGAACGATTCAAGTCTACTGTAAGTAAATTTGAAGCTATTAAGAAGCCTGAGTCTGAGGACAAGAAGGATGCTGAAGCAGAGAAGAAAGAAGTTCCCCCACAAGGGAATATGGAAACAACTGGTAGAACTCCCAGTAATCCAATTAACAAACTGGAGCCTGAAAACGATGCTCCTCTAGGGGATGACCAAGACTATTTTGACTTCATGCTCAAGAGATATCGTCAACAAGCTACTGTAAAAAGAAAAGAAACCTTAAATTAATAACTAGGAGGAATAAGTTATGCCACAAGGAGCAGTAAGTTTTCTTAATGAATCCGACAGACTTGCCAAATTAAAAATGGACAGTGACATCAGATTCGTTGCAGGAAACATGATGCAATTCAGAAACTTGGCAAAACCAATTCAAGCATTTGGTAGAAACAAAGGCTCAACAATTGAAATTGAAAAATATCAGAAGTTAACAAAAGCTACTGGTACTATTTCAGAACTTCAATCATTGCCTATGAATAAACCTAACGTAGGTTTTGTACAGGTAACTGTAGCAGAGTATGGTAATGGTGTATCATACACTAAAAAATCACAAACATTAGCAGAATATTCTGTAGATGAAACTCTTAAAAAGATATTAGCTATGAACGTAGCTGAATCTATGGACCAGGTTGCTGGTACAGAGTTCCAGAACTCAGATGTATTCTACACACCAACTTCAAGCTCAGCAGGAACATTAGACAAAGATGGTACTGTGAGCACAGGTGCTGGAGCAGCTATTACAGCAGCCCACATCAGAGACATAATCAGAAATCTTAAAACTGATAATGTACCAAAATGGGATGGAAATTCTTATTTAGGAATCTTCTCACCATTTGCAATGGCTAAGCTGTTTGAAGACACAGCAACAGGCGGAATCATAGACTTACACAAATATGACCAACCAGAGAACTTAATCAATGGTGAAATTGGTCAATACTTTGGAATGAGAATGATAGAAGAGAACAACGTTCTTTCTAACACAATCGGTGGGTCATCACATAATGGTGAAGCAATTGTCTGTGGCTTTGAGCCAGTAGTTGAAGCTCTTGTAGAACCAGAATCTACTATGGTAGAGAACTGGGACTTCAACAGATTCACAGGTATTGCATGGAACGCATTGACAGGGTTCAAAAAAGTTTGGACTAATTCAACTGACAATGAGTATCACTTAGTTAGAATTCATTCTAACGACTAGGAGGTAAATAACAATGGCTTTTAATAGTAAAGTAAATGCTATGATAATTCCAGTATCAGCTGACCTTGATGGAACAGCTGGTGATGATTTTACCTTCAAGGTGAATCATCCTATGGTTATCCATAGATTTGAATTTATCGTTCAAACTGCAGTTGTAGCCACATCTACTGACCCAGTAGTATCATTAGATTATACTGACACAGTAGGTAGTGTATCTAGAGCTGAGAAAGTAACATTGACAATTCCAAACTCTACAGCAGCTGGTGTTACAATAGAAGCGGCTTTAACTCCGTTCTTTGTAGCTGACACTGACATACTACACTTTGAGAGAAAAACTCAAGGTGCTGGTGGTTCAACAGCTGGTGACGGATATTATCTTGTATATTACGAGTTAATTCCTGACGGTAATGGAGTTGCCTAAATGTGGTATAGAGTGCACTTAAACAGAGTACACTTTAACCCTTTGGACAGAGAGGGCAAGCTGATTAGAGTCTTGTCCTCTGGTCCTACGTTTAACTGTCATACATCAACAGACTTAGAACTAGAACTGTTATACCTATTAGCAGAACCTAATTCTGAATTGATGCAGTTTATTAAATCCTGGACTGAGCAAGATAACTCTTGGTATCAGCTAGTATTTACTAAACTGTCCAGTGCTACAAGAGCTGGATTTACAGGTAAAGCAAAAGTGTTTAGTTATATGGGATATGCCTTATGTCAACGTGTAGCAGACCATATAATATTTGAAACTAAGTATATGAACATAGGCAGTCTTAGTGACTATAATATAGGAGCAAGTAGAGACGTAAGAGAAGAAGTTAGAAATACAAATAATCATCTCGTACCTGGTGCAGAAAAAGTAGGTAAAGACTGGGTTGAGAAGAATGGTGGCAAATGAGAAGTGAATTAAACTATGATAGAAGTAATATACGTACTAAAGTAAAAAGTATAATAGGTAGAAACTTTAGTGGTATAGATGATGTTATAAATGACTTAATTAACATAGCAGTAGAGCTATTTGGTAATACTGTGCAATCAGTATATGATGAGTTTGTATATACACATACGATTACAAGTGGAGAAGTAACTGCAAAGACAGATGAATATAACTTACCTAACAGAACAAAAGTAATACTAGATGCATATTATATAGATGTATCAGGTAGTGATGATGTTTACTATCCTATACATTTAAGAAGTCCTATAGATTTTAATGAAGCAGGTAACTACACTCCAAGTATCAAATATGGTAGACCTACATTTGATTACTCATCAGACACTATTAAATTTGGTGTAAGTTACAACACATCAGGAGCTACTCGTGCAGATTATACAGGTATACCTCAACAAGGATACAGAGTAAACAACGCATTTCATATATACCCTAGACCTGGTAGCTCAGAACAAGACAATAAAATAAGGCTTATGCTAGGTTTATTTCCTGCAGATTTACAATCTGATAGTGATAAGAATAGTATAACAAAGAGCTATCCACAGGCATTGATTACTTATACAGCAGCAATGTTCTGGGGAATGCATATGAATGATGCTCAAAGAGCAGCACAATATTTAACAACAGCACAGTTGCTGTTAGCAAGTTTTGCTAAGCAAGACGAAATAAACAAACTCGTGAATATAACCATGAAGTTACAATAGGAGGAAACATGGCAAACGCAATATACCCAAAAGCAAAAGAAGCATTTTTATCTGGTGCTATCAATATGTCATCAGATACAATTAAGATTGCTTTAGTAGATACAGGAACATACACATATAGTGCATCACATGAACACTATAGTGATGTATCAGGAGTGTTAGGTACACCAGTAACATTAGGAAGTAAAACTGTAACATCAGGTGTGTTTGATGCAGCAGATGCTACATTTACTACACCATCAGCAGGTACAAGTATTGAAGCCTTAATTATTTACAAAGATTCAGGTTCAGCATCTACAAGTGATTTGATTGCATACATTGATACTGCAACAGGTTTACCATTTACATCAAATGGTGCAGACGTAGATATAATCTTTGATTCTGGTTCAAACAAAATCTTTGCATTATGAGGAAGTTTAAGAAAGTACCAAAAACAAAAGGTGGCGTACCTAAAAAATATGTGGCAGGTACTAAGAGTCCATCAGCTAGAGAAAAGGAGATAAAGAATACTCGTAAACTCTACAAAGCAGGTAAGTTAACACCAGCTATGATGGATAAGATAAGTAAGTCAAGAGCAAAGGATAGGAGGAAAAAACGTGCCTAGTTTTAGTGGAATACCTGGAGCATCTAGGTTTAGTAAAAAGACACTTCAAAAGGTGTACAAGCGTGGAATGGGGGCTTATTATAGCTCAGGTTCTAGAAATGTACCAGCTCATGCATGGGCTATGGGCAGAGTAAAAAGTTTTGTATCTGGTAAAGGGGGAGCAAGAAAAGCTGACAAAGATTTATTAGGTAAAGGAAAGAAAAAGAAATGAGAAAAGGTTTATATGCAAACATACATGCCAAGCGTAAGCGTGGTGAGAAGATGAGAAAGAAAGGTGCAAAGGGTGCACCTACAGCAAAACAGTTTGCTAGAGCCAAACAAACAGCGAGGAAAAAATGATAGCAGGAGCATCCATATCAACATCAGAATTAGAAGATAATGCAGTTACAACTGCTAAGATAACAGACGCTAACGTAACAGTAGCCAAGTTAACTACAGCATTAGATTTTACTGGTAATGATATAAAACTAGATAAGATTGTAGAAGACTCTACTATAGCAGCAACAGCTGCGACAGGTACGGTTAACTATGATATTAAGACACAAAGTGTTTTATATTTTACAAGTAATGCATCAGGTAACTATACTCTTAACTTACGTGGAGACGGAAGTACAACTCTTAACTCTATGCTAAGTGATGGAGATGTTATTACAGTAGTGCATCTAGTTACCAACGGAGGTTCTGCATATTACAACAATGCAGTACAAGTAGATGGTAGTGGCGTTACACCAGAATGGCAAGGTGGTTCAGCACCTAGTGGTGGGAATGCTAACAGTGTAGATGCATACACATATTCTATATTTAAGACAGGAGACGCAGCGTTTACTGTGTTTGCAGCACAGACGCAATTTGCATAATGCCAATAATAGGTTCACTAGGTTCAGGAAGTGCAGGTGGCTTTGGTCAACGAGCAGCAGGTGGTATACCAGACGTAACAGCTGGTAACCAATCCTTTACATCTAGTGGTACATTTACACTACAATCTGGGGTCTACTACAACAACCTTATCTTCCGTGTATACGGAGCAGGTGGGGGTGGTTCAGGTAGTAGATATGGAGACATAAAAACAGGCAATGTAAATGGTCCTGCTGGTTCTAATGGTGGATTATCTAGTGTAGCTAAATCTGGCATTACGACTATACAAGGTAATGGTGGTAATGGTGCACCAGAAAATACTGGACACCCAAGTACTGGTGGTTCTGGTGGAACTGCAAGTGGCGGAGATACAAACACTACAGGTTCTACAGGTAGTAGTGGTGGTAGTGGTGGTAATGGTGTTGGTGGAGCAGGTGGCGACCCAGGTGGCACAGGTGAAACTGGTTACAACTCATCACGAGGCGGTGGTGGGCAAGGTGGCGGTTACCACATAGATGCTCAAGGTAGTCAAGTAACTAATGGTAGTCAAGGAAACGGCGGTGCAGGTGGCGGCGGTGGTGGCTTTGCTAAAAAAACTTTTTCTAACTTTGAAGGAGATGGAGCAAGTTACACTATAACTATTGGTACAGGTGGAGCAGATGGTAATAGGCATAGCACTGATGATTCAGCACCTGGTGAAGATGGATTTGTTTATGTGGAGTGGAATTAATGAAAAAATATGCAGTAACTGAAAACGGAGTAATAACAAAAGTAATTAATAGTGATGCTGACCCTGTGCCTAGCAACTACACAGATATGACAACAGCAGACCCACACCATATTACAACAGAAGAAGCACAGACAGCTTATGATTTGTTTAAAACAGTTAATTATTTTCAGGGACTTACAGACAAAGACCAATGTAATGAGCTTACTATTGTATATGATTCATCTATTCCTATGGTATGGCATTACAGTATACACAGAGCTAGTGAAAATTTTAAGAATACAGGATATATATTAGATGTAGATGCAGTATCCCTAGCTTGTGTAACAGGAGATAATTCTGGTACAGCTCATACAACAGCTAGTATTAACCTTATGAACTGGTTTAGAGATAGTTGGAATATACCAATCACTTTATGTGAGCCACCTAAGTCTAATGCGTTGGTACAAGCATGGTGTAAAAATTCACTTGGATTTACAGATACAGGCACTTTATACACACAAGGTGACTATGAATTTTATATATATAGGAGAACAAACTGATGGCATTAACATCAATATTAAATGGAACAATAACAACAGATGGTAGTGAACAGACTGTTGGCTCTGCTCAAACAACAGATGCAAGTTATACAGGCTACATAGACCTAACTAATAATGCATCTGGAGATACCATTGTTATTAGATTAAAAGTAAGAATAAACAGCTCTGACATTGTAGTAATTAAAGATACATTTAGTGGTGCACAGACTGAACCATTGTATCACTTTCCACCACTACCAAGTACAGAAAACTTTGTAGTAACAATAGAGAAAACAGGTGGAACTAACAGAGCATATGATTATAGGATAATGACATTATAATATGGCACTAGGTAGTTTTAGTAACTTTAGACACTGGCAACATTCTAACCATTACACTTTACAACCAGTAAAGGTAACGGCTAGTGCTGTCACAACAACCAATGCATTTGGTACACCTGTAGCTAAACTAGAAGTTAATCCTACAAGTGCAACCACTACTAATGCATTTGGAACAGGCGTAGCCAAACTACAAGTAGATGCTACTGGCATAGCAAGTGCTATTGCGTTTGGTACAGTACAGGTAAATAAGATAACAGTAACAGGTAGTGGACTAGCTAGTACTGTTGCCTTTGGTACAGCAGTTGCTAAGTTAGAATTAACTACATCATCTGCTACAACTACTAACGCTTTTGGTACAGCTGTAAATGGATTAAATGTAGTACCTACAGGTATAGCTACTGGCGTAGCTTTTGGAACATTATCACCTGAGTTAAATGTATCAGCAAGTGCTGCAACTACAACAAATGCGTTTGGAACTCCAGTTGGTAAGTTACAAGTTAATGGTACAGGATTAACAAGTGCAGTAGCATTTGGTACTGCCAAAGTAAATGCATTTACAATAACCTGTAGTGCTATAGTAGAAACAGATGCAGTAGGTAATAGCATGGTTGTAGCTAAAGACTGGTCAGTGGTAGTAGCACCTAGTAGTACAGACTTTAGTCAGGTAACTGCAGCAAGTAGTACAGATTTTACACAAGTGGAGAACGAAGGTAGTTTATGAGAAGGTTTATAAAAGATTTATCTGGTGGCTTAAATTTATCTAGACCACCACACTTGATAGAAGATAAACAATTATCTGTTGCAACTGATTGTGTATACAGGTCAGGTAAATGGCAGAAACGTGATGGCTATGCAAACTTAACTGCAACAACAGATACTGCAAAAGTATTAGAAGTAACTGACCAAATAAGAAATGATGGTACAGTAAGAAGATTTCATGCTACTACAAATAATATCTACGAGTGGAATGGCAGTAGCTACACAGCTAGATTATCTGCAGGTAGTAATAGACTATCAACAGAAAAATTATTCTTTACAGAAATAAATAATGAAATATATGTAGCAGATGGCAAGAACAGTATAGCTAAATCTAGTACAGCAGGCTTTAGTAATGTATCTTGGGACACTAGTAGCTCTGGTAGAAATATAACAACTGCACATATTATAATAGCA